TAAGAGCACTGAACCACATAAAATTTCTCCTGTCTTCTTTTACTCATTAATTTTATCATTTTATTTACACAAGTGTAAGCCCTCTTACCGTGAATACGCCATCTGTAGGTTTGTGTGTGGTGTTCTTTACGTTTTTTATGTGGATTTATGGTTCCACCAAACATTTCAGAAAATCTTTTTAAGATATCTTTATCGACCATCTCAATTGTGCATGAAAATCTTTTGGGGTTTCCTTTGCCGTTTGACCAAAGGCCAAAACTACCTTCTCCATCAAATAATCCAGCAAGAAAAATTAATTTAGACTGTACTGGAAGACTTTCGTATGAGTTTTCTAGTGTATTGTTTGACACTCTTAAACTTCTTTCTCGTTAGTCCCTGTGGGTTTGGCCCTTTTTTAGGTGGTGGACCAGATTTGACTCCTCCACTCAATCCATTTTTCATTTTTTATTCATTTTTTCTCTAGCAACTTGTAATCTTTCATCTGATTGCTGATCTTGTGTTTCTAATCTGTCGTAATCAAATCCTAATCTGTCTGCTGCTCTTTGATTTTCTTGTTCTGCTCTAAATTTAGTTTCTTCTGCTTTTCTTTGTAAATCCATAGCTCTTAAATCAATTTCTTGTTGTTTAATTTTAATTAATGGGTCTTCTTTTTTCTGTGAAGCCATTTCTGATTGAACTAATTCTTGAGTTATTCTTGCTGCTGCTTTTGCAACCTCAGCTTCAAACAAAATTTCAAATTGTTGCGGGTTTTCTTGGCCCATTTGCGCCATTTTTGGATTTTGCATTAACATTTGAGTAGCTTCTGCCTTTGCTTTAAAAGAAATGTGGTCTGAAATATGCGATTGTAGCAAAGCATAAACTTGTGGGTTTATTTGAACCATTCTAGATTGCATAAATGCCATGTGTGCTTGTAAATGTGCATCATGATCTTGAAATTCAAACACTGTAAGTAGCTTCATCTGTAATGCACGTGCATTTTCTTTTGCAGGATCGAGAGGTTCTGGCTGTTTTGGTGGTGGTTTAAGAATTGCTTCTATTTGTTTTGTACCAAGAGCTTCGTAAACACGTCTGTATGCTTCATGTAAATTGTGCATTTGTGGATTTGACTGTGCAATTTGTAATTGTGACTGTGCTAAAGTTACTCTTTGTGCCATAGACATAATATTTGGGTCTGCAACAGGTAAAATATCAACTCTGTTATCAAAATCTTTTTGTTTTATTTGTCTAGGGCCACCGTAAACATCGTAAGGATACTCAGCTGGCAGTGATTCACCACAAATTCTAGCTAAAATTTTAAATTCTAGCCTCATTGCATAGTAACATCTTTTGTGAACACCACTCATTACTCGTGATCCTCTTTCCATCAACGCCATTGTAGTGCCAACTGCTCTATTTTGTGTATCATTACCAACTGCAGTGTCTGTAATCGCTGCAAATTTTTGTCCTGCCTGTACTACAAAACCCATTAGGTTGTATAAAGTTGGCGATGGTTCTGTAAATGGTAAATTAAAAAACTGATCTCTAATATTTCCACCAGGCGCATCTACATCTCTAAACTCTCCTGGCTGAATTGGTTGATCGTCATCTCTAACTCTAATACCACGTGATTTAAATCCTGCTGGTAAATTTTTTAAAGTACCTGCATCAATCAATTGTCGTAAAGATTGTGTTGCTGCTTGAGACAGGCCACCGATCATGTGAGTTAAACCAAATCCATAAAAACCTAAACCAGGTAAAAATTTGTAATGTACAAAATATTCTGTTCTCTGATAAGTAGGATCTTCAGGTTTGTAGTTTCTATAGATAGATAAAACTTCTCCACTACCTTCATCGATAGTTACAATGTATGGAATTTTTATTTTTTTAGCTTTGTCATCAAAATCTTCAAAGTCATCTAAATTTAAATCAACATGCATTTCAAGAACTGTATGTAAATAATCCGCGCCTGTTCCTTTAACACCCTCAAGCTCGTTTAATTTTTTTTGTACTGAATCTGGTTCTGAATTGCTATCAATTAATTCTATATCTCTGTAAGCTCCTGCAGCCATTTTCTTTGTGACTTCATTAGCTGTCATTTTAACTACGTGAGTAATTCTTTCACAATCTTTTAAATCAGATGCATAATATGGAACTACTAAATCTTCTGCTGGAATAAATTTAGATACAGGTCTATCTAACATTGCATCGTAGTAAACCTTTTTAAATGTAGATCCTGATAGGGGTAGGTAAAATAACATTTGATCCATGTCAGTTGTATAATCTTCCATCTCCTCCATCAGCAGGTAATTCATATAATCTTTAACTCTATCTGCCTGTTGTTCGGTAGCCGGTGTTTGTAATCCAATTACCTGTGTTCTTACAGGCCCATCAGATGGTACTAATTCTTTATACGCTTGTGCTTGGAATTGTGTAACTGATTCAGCTAACAAAGGATGCGTGACACCGGAAGCTCCTTTAAATGGTTTTGATACTTCTTGGTATCTAGTTCCTAATAAATCTAAACCTTTAATGTAAGCATCTTCCCATTCTTTTCGAGAAGACTTATCTTTTTTATATTCATCAATAAGTTCCAAGCCCATTTCTTTAAGAGCTCTTTCATCCATGTCTTCTGCTAAGTTTGCGTTAAAATCGTCTTGAGGTCTTTCCTCTACAACCTGTTCTTCTCCTTCAACTTCTACATCAATTGGAAGACCCTCTGGTTGTTCAACAACTTCTTCTGCTAATTCTTCTGTTACTTTTTCTACTGCCATGATTAATTGTACCTTATTGGTTTAAACATATCCACCACAAGTCCACCTTTAGACTTATAAGTTTTTTGTGTATTTCTCATTAGTGGAACCACTTTAATCGCATATGCATCGAAATACAAGCGTGGATCCCCCTCTGGAATATTCTTAGTCCCTTTAGCAGGATTCTGACCAGTACTACTATGATATTGGCTTTTAATTTCTTTTCCTTTTAATGGATGTTCTTTTGGATATTTAAACGTATCATTACCAATTGTTTTATATGGTCTGGTTGGATCTGATAAAGATATTTTTGTTGGTCCTGCGCTTGATCCATAGAATCTTGCATTCTTACCCATAACATCTGGAAGTACTGCTTTACCTTTTTTACCTATACCCTTACCATTTGCGTAACCATAAAATCTTTCATTACCCGCTTTGTAGCCTTGTCTGAAACTTACTTTGTCAAACGGGGCAACGGCTACGTAATCAACATTCTCACGTGCAGCCTTCTGCATTAAATATTTAATTGCATGATCTCCGTATGAATCTGCTTCAACCATTGGGAAGTAATCTTTTTTATCATCACTGTAAGTATTTCGTCTAGTAGTTAATCTTTGTAGTTTTGTATTAATATCTTTCATAGATGAACTTATCGCATTCACTCTACCAAACTCATTGTTAGCGAGTGCATCATCTAAATCTTTAAGCATCTTACCTCGTTGGCTAACAAGTAAATTTAATTCTAAATCAGCATTAAAAGGATTCAATCTTTTCTCGCCTGCTAGTTGTTGGGCTTTAGTCATACTTTTAGCAACACTCTGGTTTACATCAGATTGTATTTCATTAATCATAAAGACTTTTTTACCATCAGGTGTGAACCTTGTATCATATCTTATGTGGTAAATATTATTTACATCACCAATCTCATCTCCAAAGTGTCCACCTTTATTTCTAAGTGATGCGTTAGTTGTAATATCTTCTGGAAGTGTAAAGATAGTTTCTCTGTAATCTTTACCACCTTGTAATGTGTAATTAGTTTCGTTTCCGTATCTAGTTTTATTGTTTTTTAAGGGTCCAACTTTATTATTTACTTCTCCAATGAGTTTGTTTAAAGCCTTTTTTTGGTCTATAGGTAATTCACTAGTTGTTTTTTTTAAAAACTCATTCATATTATCTAGTTGTGGTCTACTTGGTACGCCATCAGATTGTAGTTGATATTGCAACTCATCAAGGTTTCTTTTTAATGAGTCTGTCCCTCTATATTTTACTTGTAACGCTTGGACATAATTTTTTGCATTTTTATTAGCTACATCAAATGCTTCTTGTGCACCTTTGTTAACACCAAGTTCAATAGGTTTTAATCTATTGATAGGGTTGAGTTTGATCATAGCTCCTACTTCATTAGCATCAAGCTTAAGACCAAATTTCTTTGCTGCATATAACAGGCCACCTGTTAGGTCTCCTGCCTCATTGAATACTGCTAAATTAGAATCGAATAATTCTTCTTTGGATACATTAACTTCTTTACCGGCAAAGGGGCCTGAATCGTATTTAAATCTTTTTTGCTCACGGACAGTTTTAGTTGCAGGCTTACCAAATATTTTAAAGTTTACTTTTCTAGTTGATGTCAAATGATCTAGCCATTCGTCTGCAGTGTATTTAGATCGACCCATTCTCATAGCCCAGTCATATGTTGACGAACCAAAAGCAGGTGCTAAGTCATCGCCCATCTGCAGGGGTTTTGTTTTCTTTAAAACTACTGGTGGGTTTTTTAATTCTTGTGTAACTAATTCTTTTGCCTGTGCCTGTGAAGGTTTAGGTGTGTAAGTTATTTGTCTTGTCTGTTCTCCGGTGGTCGGTGTTGCTGAAGGCTTCTTCGCCTTAAGTAATTCTTTACCAGCTCTAAGTAATGCCTTAAGGGACATTGTCCCTCCTATGTAATTTTAGTAGGTCTAGTTCTACCTAGTTTGCAACCACGTGCTTTGACACTAACGCCTTTAGAATATCCCATAGGCTTTTGCATCATGCCACCACCCATTTTTTTAACAGATATATCTCCGTAGTCACCTTTTTGAAAATCTCTTTTTTTAGATCCTTTACCCATAACTTTTCCAATTACCCTTGCAGCAGTAGTGACAGGGTTTAAACTTGAAGCTATACCAGCAGCAGTTCTACCAAGTTTTTTCTTAAAGGCTGAATGTCTTGCTTTTCTACCTTCCATGTATCTTTCTTTTCTCATGGGTTGATTTATTTTATTTCCGCTTGATAAGAAAGATCTTAACCCTTCTTTACTTCGTGCTTGTTTAATATTTTTTTCAGTTTTTTTTCTATCTTCTTTAGATTTATAACCAGCAGATGGTCCACCTGTACTATAACCCATAGGCTTTTGCATCATGCCACCACCCATTTTTTTCTTAACATCTTTTTTTTTCATTTTAGATTTTAAGTATTGTTGTGCAGCGACTCCCGCAGCAGCGACAGGTAATAACATTTTACCAACTCTAGTTGCCGCTAATGCTTTGCCTGCAGCACCTAATTCTTTTCTTCTCTTTAAAAATTTTTCACCAGCTCTTGGTGAATCTAAAGTTTTGTTTGGGTTTTTACCCATTCTACTTTTTTGTTTATTAAACTGTTCTTTCATCACAGCAGTCTTCTGTGCTTTTTTAGTTTTGTGAATTGAAGGGAGTATTGAACTAATAACAGGAAGATCTAAACCACTTCCTCTTTTGTATTTCATTACACCACCAGATTTTACACCCATTGCTTTTTTCTTATATTCTTCAACAAGATTGATTGGCATTTTTGAAGATGATAATCCAGAATCCATTTTTGCTTTTTTCTTTCTGTCTTTTAAATAT